CATCAATAAAATAGAGCGATACTTTATATGCCATGATACAAATGATATACAATGATACTTCTGACCGTTCAGGCTGCCACCGTAAAAGAGCAGCAAGTGAAATTCTTATGATGACTTCATCAGTCATGCCATGGAGGAGATTAATAAAAGATAAAAAGGAAGTGATTTTTTGAAATCAAATTTAGAAAATTATATAGTTGAGCTAGAGATGCTAAATCTATTATTCCTACAAAAGCTTATTAGCGAAAAAGAATATGAAAAAATAAAGCTGAAACTGCGTAAAATATACACAAATTAGCTGACCTTTTTTATTGGTTGCGGTAAAATAAATGCAGAGAAATAGGAGGTTAAGCCATGTCAAATAATGTTGAAATTATAAAAGCAAATCCTTTAGTAACTAGAAGAAATGATAATAGTGGTTCTTCATCGAGGAGAGTAGCAGCATATTGTCGTGTTAGTTCCGATAGTGATGATCAAAAAAATAGCTATGATTCTCAAGTTCGTCATTATAGAGAGTATATATCACAGCACCAAGATTGGAATTTGGTTGACATTTATGCTGATGAAGGGATTTCAGGAACTCAAGTTGGAAAAAGACAAGATTTTCAAAGATTGATTTCAGATTGCCTTGATGGAAAAATAGACTATATCATTACCAAAGCCATTGCTCGCTTTGCTAGAAATACATTAGATACTCTCAAATATGTTCGTTTGCTTAAAGATAAACAAATTGGAGTATTTTTCGAAGAAGAAAACATTGATACTTTAACTATGGATGGTGAGTTACTATTAACGATATTAAGTTCAGTGGCTCAACAGGAAGTTGAAAATACATCTGCCCATGTTAAAAAAGGTTTAAAAATGAAGATGCAACGTGGAGAACTTATTGGTTTTCAAGGTTGTCTTGGTTATGACTATAATCAAGATACAAAGTCAATATCAATAAACGAAAAAGAAGCCAAGATAGTACGTTATATTTTTGAAAGATACATTGATGGTATTGGGGGTAAGGCAATAGCTAGAGAACTGGATGAACTAGGTTATAAAACTCCGAGAGGTCTTGATCACTGGCAAGATACAACAGTTTTAGGAATTATTAAAAACGAGAAGTATAAAGGTGATATTCTAATGGGAAAAACTTTCACGGTTGACCCCATTAGTAAAAGACGTTTGATAAATTTTGGTGAAGAAGATAAATACTACATTAAAAATAATCATGATGCAATAATTAGTCCAGAAACTTTTACACAGGCGCAAGAAATTCGATTACGAAGAGCAGGTAACAAGAAAACCATAGCAAATACAAAAGGAAAACGAGAAAGATATTCAAGAATGTATCCTTTTAGTAGTAAATTGGAATGTGGTTTTTGTGGTACTGTTCTGTCTCGAAGAAGTTGGCATTCTAGTTCAGAGTACAAAAAGATTATCTGGCACTGTACAACATCAATAAAGAAAGGTAAAAAGCATTGCATTCATAGTAAAGGAATAGAGGAAAAAGCAATAGAAAATGCTTTTTTACAGAGCTACCAACAGTTATTTTATGAAAATAATAACCTAACTGAAGACTTTCTTGAAATTATAAAAGAAGAGCTTACTGACGATACTTTAAAAGTGGAGTTGGATAAGATAGTTAGTAAATTAAATTCATTATACAAAAAAGAAGAAAAATTAGTTTCAATGAATCTTGATGGAAAGATTAGTGATTCTGTATATGAAGATAAATTCAATCAAATACAAATTGAGAAAGAAAAACTTTTAGAAGAAAAAGTAAACCTAGAAGTAACTTTAAAATCAGAAGTTGATATAAAAAGTAGATTAGAGAATTTTAAAGAAATTTTAACTTCACAAAAGACTTTGACAGAGTTTGATAAGGATATTTTTGAGAGTATCGTTGAAAAAATCATAGTAGGTGGAATAAATTCTGATGGAGAAATTGATCCAGCAATGTTGACTATAATTTTTAAAACGGGAGATTCTTCGATTAAAGATGCAAAATCCTACAAATCTAAAAGGAAGAATGCTAAAATAGATAATGATAAATTGTGTTTTAATGCCGTAAACGATGACGAAAAAAAGTGTACAAATAATGAAAACAACGCATGTGGAGGCAGTAGCGTTGATGTCAAGGGAGGATAAATAAAGGCTGAAAAATGGCGTATTTTCGTTTTTTTGTAAGGTTGTTATCATCAGAGAAGCCTTACGGGAAGCTCGGTTTTCTTATATGGAAATATATCTACTAATCGAATTTGCCGAGGCTCAAAAATAAGTGGTACGGTTTAGGCTGTGGATTAGATGTCAGGAGTTGTGATAGTGATTTGGATAACAAGGCTGACCGTAGTTCAAGTCACTCTATATTAAGGGGGAGCCTCGGCAGTGGAATAGATGACAACAAAATTTTAAAAATGTTCACCCAAAACATATAAATAGTGATATAATAAATAGTTATAAAGGAAGGAGGTAGAGACAATGAGCTATAAAGTTTTAGATGTATGTCGTCATGTGATTAATTATAGCAATGAGCACGACTACGGAATCTCAAATTTAAAACTTCAGAAGGTACTTTATTTTATTCAGGCTTATTTTCTGACAAAAAAGAAAGACCACACTCCTTGTTTTGATGAGAAAATTGAAGCATGGGATTTTGGACCAGTTGTGCCAGAAGCATACCATGAATATAAACAGTATGGAAGCGGAGATATTCCTACGATAGAATCTTTTATTATGTTTGATGAAGATGATGTTTGGAATTCTAAAAGAGTTGGGTTTGAGGACACAGCAATTTCGGATGATGATAAATCTCTTATTGATAAAGTCGTAGATAAATTTGCAGATTATTCAGCGACAGACCTTGTGTCATTGACGCACAGACAATCGCCATGGATCGACGCATACACTCCGTATCAGAATAACGAGATAACAATCAAGACAATAAGGGAGTATTTTAATGGCTGATGCTAATTTGGATGTATTGCTCCGAACGACAGATAATACAATAATATCGCTGGAGCAGTCAAAAAAATTTACATACACCAAAAGAAAAATTAACAGTATTTGTAAAGCATTGTCTCTAAAGACTCAGAATTACGAGCCACAAAAAACAGTCGAAAATATAGAATCGTATATTTCATCAAGCAACAAGTTAGACAGAATCCTTTATTCGGAGATAAGTAATTATGTCTATTCATTGGAAATGTCAGAACGAGGGATTTTTGCTACAAATTTAGAAAAGTTGTTGCTTTATTCACTTGATGATAAAAATGATGTAAATGATGACTGTAAGAAGATGATTGTAAAGATTTACGACCATTTTCAGCTGGCATTACATCAGATTGAAAACGTTAATAATATTTTTGCTAATAGTATTGAAGAGGCAAAAGAGAACCTACAAAAGCAAATAAAAGGTGTTGAAAAAGAATATATCTCCATACTTGGGATATTCGCCGCAATCGTATTGGCATTTGTTGGAGGAATAACATTTTCAACATCCGTTCTGCAGAATATTTCTGTGGTAAGCGTATTTAGACTACTGCTGGTAGTTGATTTCTTGGCATTTGTTCTTATTAATGTAATATATATTTTGGTAAAATTTATTTTTACAATTAACGAGAAGGATGCAAAGCTCTTTAATATTAAGGCGTTGAATATTGCATGTTTAGCTATTGCTATAATTATTGTGATTTCATGGATACTCAATGCAAACCAGATTCGAGACTTTATTTCTCAGTTTTTACCTTGGAGTAAATCATAACTATTCGTCTATGTACTGACCCCAAAAAGTTAGAAAAATAATAATTGAAAGGATTCAGTTCTGTATTGTACAGGGCTAAGTCCTTTTCTACAATTTGTCAAGTATATCAAGGTATTTGATGAAAAAGTGTACACTAAACCAACACCTTATCTGGTGATTTTTTTGATAAGGCGTTACAATAATATGGCATAAACAATTTTATCGATTTTGGGTAGAAGTATAATCGTAAAGTTTGTTATGCGTTATAAGGTAATACATTGTTCTAATGAGACGATGTATAGAGGCAATCGTGTGTGGTTTGGTTGAAGTCACTTGTGATTGTCTTTTCCGTTTCTCATAGAAGTCTGCGATATGACAAGGATTGGTGTGGCTAGCTGAAGCTATGTTATGAATGCACTTAAAGAGAATCTTTCTGGCATAGGGATTCCCACGTTTAGTGATATGTTCCTTGGCTAGAAAGTTTCCAGATTCATAGTGTTTGAGATCAATGCCGATAAAAGCATTGATTTGATTGGCAGAGTGAAATCGACGAATGTCACCAAGTTCGCCAATAATACTTGTCGCTGTGGTTTCAGCTATTCCAGGAATAGAGAGAAGAATCTCGTATTCTGGTAAAGATTGAGCCAATGCTACCATCTCCTCTAAAACACCTTGTCTGTGTTCAGAAAGCCTAAGTAACTCCCCTGCATAGTATTTGACCTCTTCTATCACTGGAGAGGTTTTTTTGACCGCACAATAAGACTGATTAGCTAGTTTTGTAAGCTTATCTACTAAGTAAGTCACACGTTTTTCAGAGATGCGTTTCGCCGTAGACTGACGGATGATAGCTGTTAATGTGGCGTCATCTGACTCCAGTACAAAACTATTACATGGAAAAGTCATGACCAAGTTCCAATATTGTTCCCCAGTTGGTGCCGACAATATGTTTTCCAATTCAGGAAAAGTGAACTGTAAAACCTTGTGCAGACGGTTTTTAGCGCAGACGATATCCTCAGTAAGATTCTGATAGAAACGGCTGAGATCGCGTAATTCTTGATAAAGCGCTTCTTGGACATAGCTTGGTTTACGATTGAGGATGAACTGAGACGCAGCTAGTTTTTCAGCGTCAATCCTATCGGTTTTACGTACTCTTAAGCTATCTAGTTGTTTTTTGGATTCTAAGGGATTGAGCCGTGTATAAGCGTAACTATTATCCTCAAAGAAGGCCTGAAGACGACGAGAATAGACACCAGTCGCCTCGAAGACAATCTCTGGCTCGTGAACAGTCTTTAAGTCCCCAAGTAGTCGATTAAATCCGATGGCATCATTGGGTATGGTATAGCCATGTACTTTTTCTCCATTGACCAAGATGGCCACCTCTGAACTTGCTTTACTCACGTCAATTCCAAAAACTACTCGCATGATATTACCTC